TCCTTGACCCGCTCGCGCTCGCTGTCGTTACCCAGCTTGCCGGCGGTGCCTTCCACGGTGGCGGTCTGCCCCAGGGTCACCTTGAGAATGGCCTTGTCCATCGCGGCCACAAAGCCGGAATGGTCTGCCGTGCCGGCCCGCGCTGCCTCCAGAAGCTCGGCCGCCATGCCCTCGGGCAGGATCACCGCCGCATCACGCTGCACCGATTGCAGGGCTTCGAGCAGCTTGTTCTGCTCCTCCTCGCTGGTGCCGCCGGGGTAGCGCCCGAGCACGGTCGGCGTGCCGAACTTCTCCAGAAACACCGCCCAGAAGCGCAGCGCGTTGCGCTTCATCCACACCGGCCAGTACAGGTAGTGCGCCAGCCCCAGCCCATAGGGGGCGTCGGCATGGTCGGCGCCAAAGCGCGCCACCCAGAATTTGCGCTCGGGCAGCAGCTCGCCCGGCCAGGGGTTTTCCAGGGTCTTCAGGCGCAGGCGGCTTTCGCCATCGAAGCCGAAGCGCCGGCGGTTGCGCACGCGAATGTCGGCAATGCCCACCTTGCCGCCGTCCGCCTGCCAGATGATTTCTGCCACGGAGAAGCCGTAGAACACCCCGGAGAGCATTTGCGCGGTCGTCGTGTCCCATTGCAGCGCGTCCAGTTGCGCCTGGAGAAAGTCCGCCGCCGCCTTGTCGATGGCCCGCTTGCCGCCGGGCTGCACCGCCCAGGGTCGGGCAATGACGCCATGCACCCGCTGATTGACCGCCGCGCGTACCGTGTCGTCGCGGATCACTTCGTCATAGGTGCGGTAATCGCCGCCGCCGCGTTGCAGCAGCACCGTGTCATCGACCGGCGCCAGTTGCAGCGGATAGAGCCACCCTCGGGTGATGTCGCGCCCGTCCCGGCTGGCGGCAATCTCCTGTTTCTCCACCTTGCCGGCGAAGTTGGCCACTGCCTCAGGCGCAGGCCGTCTTGCGCGTCGCTTCATTGTTCTAGCCATGGAAACCATCCCAGTCGCTGTTGAAGGGCAGGCTGGCAGCGGTCCGCTGGCCTGCGCTCTTGAATTCAATCGGCACGCGGGGCTGATGCGCCGCCGCCGTGCCCAGGGCAATGGCCCAGAATCGGTCGGCGTGGCTGCCGTCCTGGCGCTCGGCCACCAGCCGGGGGGCGCCGGTTGCACCCGCTACCCGCTGCACGCTATGCAGGTCCTGCCGCAGCGGGGCATTGCCCACCGGCAGGCGCAGGCGCTTGTCTTCCATGCGCTCCTTCAGGGCCGTGGCCATGTCGAGCTTTCGCGCCACGGAGAACAGCACGCCCTCTACCCGATAGCTGCCATGGCGGCGTTGCGCTTCCTGCACCGGCATTTCGCCCAGGCCGGTCTGGTCGAGCGCGGCGCGCACCACCTTGTAGTCCTTCATCACCCGGTCCAGATTCGCCAGTTGCTCCGCAAAACTTGTCGCACGCAATTCGATCAATTCGCGCAACCAGAGCACATCGCCCACCAGCTCCAGCACGGCAATCACCGTCAGGTCGCCGCGTGCCGCGAAGTCCATGCCGACATACACCGGCCCGCCCTGATACACGCCGGGCGCGTCGGCATCCTCGCAGCCGTCGATCAGGTCATAGGGCAGCCAGCTGGTGGCGCCATCGACAAACTGGCACTCGAACTCCTGCGCCCAGGCCGTCGGGTCGCCCATGGCCCGCTTCAGCTCTTCCGGGTTGCGCGGCAGGCCGTCGGCCACCGCGTCGTAAATGCTCACCACATGACGGGAAAAAAGCCCGCCGCCGCGCCGGGCCGCCCCAAGCGGCGAGCCCGCCCCCTCGGGGGGCAGCGCAGCGTGGGGGTCGTCACCCGGCTCGGTCATGATTTCGTAGAACTTGTCGCCGCGCCCGTTTGGGGTGCTGATCACGCGCATGCGCAGATCGGGGCGGGAGACCACCGGCAGCAGCGCCGTCCAGATGGCGCGGTTGTCCTGGTGATGGGCAAACTCATCCAGAATCAGGTTGTCGCTCATGCCGCGCGCCGTGGAGGGCTTGGCGGCCACGGCGCGGATGTAGCTGCCGCGCTGCCCGATGCGCACGGTGTGCGCCAGGGTATCCACATCCAGCGGCACGTCCATGGCCTCAAAGGCTGCGCCAATCGCCCGCAGGTGCAGCTTGACGCCGTTGTCCATGGCATCGAGCGCCCGCGCCTGGCTGACGGACAGGATGGTCCAGCGGCACACGCGCCCCTCGGCTTCCGCCTCCAGCACGTCCAGCACCGCCTCCAGGGTGGTGGTGAAGGTCTTGCCGGTCTGCCGTGACCACATCCCCGCCTTGAAGCGGGAACGGTCGGCCAGGTAGCGCCGCTGATAGGGGTAGAGAACGGCGGGGCGGTCAGCCGCCATACAGCGCCTCCCGCACCGCCTTCAGCGTTTCCGCATCCAGGCGTTTCTCGCCCTGGCCCAGCTTGTCGCTGGCGGCCTCCAGGGCGTCCAGTTTCTGCTTGACCTCATCGGCCCACTTCTTCTGGCTGATGCTGGCCCGGCTGGCCTCGGCGATCGCCCGCGCCGCCTGTGAAAGCACCTTGACCTGATCGGCCGGGTCGGCGTCCTGCGCCTCCGTCACCCGCGTCATGGCCTCGAACAGGCTGGATTGCACCATGCGCAACACGGCTGCGCTGTGCTCGTCCGCCTCGTCCGGGGCGGCCTGGGCAATCAGTCGCGCCGCCTCCGTGCTGGCCTTGATCCGGCTCATCACGTTCTGCAACCGCTGGTCATAGCGATGCACAGCCGCGTGGCTGATCTCGAAACCCTGCGCCTTCAGCCAGGCGGACAGCAGCACATAGCCGCCGTGCGTCTTGTCTAGCAACAGGCGTTCGAGCTGGGTTTTAAGGCCCGCCGGCAAAGCGTCGATCTTCGGCCGCCGCGCCATCTCACCACCTCGGCGGGCGGGCGATGTCCGGCGGGCAATCGGCGCGATACTCCACCAGACTCTCACCGTCGGCCGTCAGCTCTGCCCACCACACCGGGCCGCTCTTGCCAATGGCCGCCAGGCCCCGCTTCTCCAGGCTGCACAGCTCGGCGCGCACCTGGTCGGCCGTGGAGCGCAGCATCACATCGCGCGCCGTCATCAACAGCACATGCTCGGTCGCCCCATAGGGCCGCCCATACCACAGGGCGGACAGCAGAATCCAGCGCAGCGCCTCGCGTTCGGCCCGTGCCATGTCAATCGTGGCGTCAATCCTGTTTTGCACGCATCACTCCCCTGATGTCGATCAATACTTCGGTCAGCCGATCAATCTTTGCGTTGATCGTCGTGTATTCGCGGATCGCATCATCGCGCCGCTGGTAGTGCATCGGCAGCTCGGCCACCAACCGCTTCAGGTCGGCATCCACCCGCGCCACCTCATTCATCACCCCGTCGATGCGCCCCATGCGGGCGTCGATGTCCGCCATGATCCGTTGCCCCATCCAGCGCACCAGCCCGACCATCAGCCCGACCACCACGCCAATCATCATCACGCCTCCCATCACCAGGCGAATGCCGCTCACCCCCACCTCGTACTCATTCATCCTAAATACCTCACCGCAAAGGCGCGAAGGCGCAAAGATCGCAAAGGAGACAACAACGCATCCGGCGCTACGAACTGCTTTTCTTTGCGAACCTTCGCGCCCTTTGCGCCTTTGAGGTGAAGAACCGAGGTTTTAATTTTCATCGCGGCCATCCTTCGAGGAGGAGCCGGACGTCGGCGGCGTGGCCGTCAGCCTGCTCCGCCAGGTCGAGATATGCCAATGCGCAGTCGCCGAGTAGGACTCGGGCGGGATCGGGCTTGAGACCGCCGGCGGGGCCGGCAAGGTTGGACAAGCCGAAGGGGGCGGCAAGGTCGTCGCGCAGCCGGCCAAGCTCAGCGCGAGCAGCATGGGCCTGAGCGCGCACCCGCGCCAGGGTCTGGTGATGCTCATGGGTTGCCTCATTAAGTCGTGTCTGAAAAGCCTGTTCCCGCGCCCTGGCGGCTTCCAGCGCCGCCGATCGCGCCGCCTCCAGCTCCGCCACCAGCTCCGCGTTGTGCCGCGCCGCATCGAGCTTGGCGTTATCCAGGCGCACCGCCTGAATGAACCAGGCCGCGTAACCCGCCACGCAGGCCGCCAGCAACGGAACCGCCCACAGGCGCCAGTTTTCAGCGCCGAGGGGCGTCATCGGCCCCCTCCGTGCAGCGTTTGAATTCATCCTGCCGGCGCTTCACCAGGCCGGACAGCACCTGGCCGCCAGCGCGGTTCCACTTGAGGATTTCGGCGCAGGCCCCGGCGTAGTCCGGCGGGGCGGCCTTGAGTTTTCTCACCAGCGTCGACCGGCAAAAAGCCCCCGTGCCGATGTTGTAGGCCAGCGCGACGTAGGCATCCCATTCGTGCGGGAAGAGCGGCACCAGGCCCAGGCAGGCGCGCATGTCGCGCTCCTTCTGCGCCACGTCATCGCCCAGGCGGATCAGCGCCCGCTCAACGCTCAGAGTGTCGCCACGCTTCACGGGCAGGCCATTGGCGTGCGTGGTAGAGCCAAAGCCCACGGTCTGCACGCCCACGCCGTCGTCGTAGGCATTGAATCGATAGCCCTCATTGACCGCCACGCCGATCACGCCGGCAGCGGAGAGAGCAAGAAAAGTCGGGATAATTCGGGAGTCCATGCCGGCCATTCTGGCGGCATGCTCCGACGGGCTGAATTAAAGGCGTTTACCCCGTTTTGAAGGGGCAAGGCGGGCTCGGAAGCGCTGACAGGCCCGTTACAAGGCCAGCTCTGCCTGGCGCTCTTTTTTCTCTTTTCCGCGCTGGCGGGCGAGAATCTGATAGATGTACTGCACGGTCACGCCGAACTTTCTGGCCAGCTCGCGCTGGTTGTGCCCGTTGAATTCGCGCCACACCTCGATGTCCCGCCCATGTGCCGCCAGGCGGATGTCCTTGGGAACGTAGAAGTATTC